ATATGTCATGTAAGTTATTTATGTCACATAAATGTCACATTTGACAACGCAGGTACACTTTATATATAATATATGTAATGAAGTTGAGACTTGAAAAGTTGGTTGGTTGGTTGAAGTCGATAAACGAAACTGGAAATGCTGGACCGCGGTCTGGTTGGGAAAGAGTGAACACAACTTCGCGAGGAGGCCTTACCTCATTAAAAAAGCTGAGAGATGAAAATGGGTCACAGTTTGAAGACTCCCATGAATTAAAACTTGATACCGCGGGTACACTTTTGTTATAATATGTATATAATGAAAAATAAAGAGGTAAATATTATGAAAAATTTGATAAATTCAATAAATGCCATTGACAACATGGCAGATTTAAATGTTGTTATAGATGTGATTAGATCAAAACAAAAATCACTTAGAGCTAGTAAAGCGGCAGTAGCGAAAGCTTCTTTTACAGTTGGTGATACAGTTAATATCGATTCTAAAAAAGGGAATCTTGTTGGTGTTATCACAAAAATCAACAGAACAAGAGCGATTTGTGATATCAACGGATCATCTTACAATGTTCCATTTTCAATCATGGCGGTGGCGTCATGAGTTGTCACGCGAATGAAGTCATTCAAGAGAACATTCTAATGAGTGTTCTTGATATGGACGAAAGTGATATCATAGAAGAACTAAGTCCAGCTCTTATTGAATCGAAAGGTTTAACTACTTATGATGAATTAGTTGATGAATTAGTTAAACAAAGATATAGTAATCATCCTGACGGGTATGCATAATTGAAAATAACATTAGAACAATTTCAAAGTGATCATTTAGATATCTATAATTTCTTATGTCTATTTGAGAATAGAGAGAATAATCACTTTTTACAAGATGTTTATAATCACCTTTCGAAGAAAGGTGAAATATCAATTAAACAGATTAATGGTATTAGAAATTCAATGATGTATAATCAAAATAAAATAGAAAGAGAAAATCTAAAAGAGTTTCATAAAGATGATGAACCAACAGGTTCATTTGTTGGTGAAGTAAAGAAAAGATATGATATGACACTTAAATATCTTAATGGTAAATCAACAAGTAGAGGATTTTATATTCATACTTTTACAGATAGAAATGGTAATAGTCTAATGTGTTTTTCTGATTATGAAAAAATAAAACTACACGAAGGAGAAGTTTTAAATTTAGAAGAAGGTGATTGTTTCACCTGTAGAGCGACAGTTAACAGACATTCGGTTAATGATTTTGACCCTACAAATAAATACAAACAAACAGTTTTAAATAGGATTAAGTACAATAAATACTTAGGTAATAAACAACATCAACAGAAAGATGAATGATGATATAGAGTTTTATAAAAAATCTTTAGTCAAAAGGATTTATTTTCTAAGACAAGCACAAGAAAGAGCTCAGAATCCTGAGTGGAAAGCTATGTGGGAGTTGAAGAAAGAACAACTAATGACTAAATATATGAACAGAAAATAAAGAATTTATATTTATACTCAGATACTTTAACTGTTATAAATATAACTAGAGAAGCCAAGATCGGGTGTAGGTGTTCGAAACCTTCGAAGTCTTGGTAACTCGCTTAGTGGAATCGCCGAATATCGGGATTCTTTTTTAACCTTGCTTAATATAAAGGAGGTCACAATGACTATTAATGAGCAAATCTGGAGAGATTTATCTCCATTCACCGTCGGCTTTGACAATGTGTTTACACAATTGGATAGAGTCAGACAAATACCACAATCTAATTATCCACCTTACAATATTCGTAAAGGTAAAGTAGAAGATACTTTTCTTATCGAATTGGCTGTAGCTGGCTTTAGTGAAGATGATTTAACTATTACAGTTAAAGAAAATAATCTTACTATTGACGGAGACATTGGTGATAAAGATAATGGATTCTTGCATCAAGGAATTTCACAACGAAAATTCAATAGAAATTTTGTTCTATCAGAAGATGTAGTTGTAAAAGGTTCCGATCTTTCAAATGGTATTCTAACCATTTATGCTGAAAGAGTAGTTCCAGAAGAAAAGAAAGCTAGAACTATTGAGATAGGTAGTCTTAAAAAATCAGATAAGAAAGTATTCTTGTCTGAATAACTATGAGCACAGCTGAGATGTGTTTGGGCGGGAGCGTCGTTAATTTTATCTGTGGTTTACAGCCCACCGGAGAAAAAACTTGACATCTCAGCGAATGCTAGTATAATAGATAGTATGTTTAAAAAAATTAAAGAAAACTTTATAACCTTTTGGAATAAAAGTTTTATTGATTCTTTTGGACAAAGATATATAGATTATGAGTATGAAAATTACGAAGATAAATATATCCGTGAATTAAATAATAAAAAAAATCGTGAGGAAAATAAAGATGGGAATTTGGAATAAATTCGTAACTTTTCTAATTGGTGAATATGAACCAAGAGTAGAAGAAGCTTCAGGCAAAAGAGCTAGAGATTCAAAAGGTCGTTACAAAGCTGACGACAAATCTACAGCTAATGTAAATGAAGCGTACGCTGATGGTAAAACACCAAAAAGAAAAACTGTTAAAAAAACACCTGCCAAAAGAGGTCGAGGAAGACCTAAAGGCTCTAAGAATAAACCTAAGTAGTGGCATCATTATTTAGAAAGGCTTTCAGAGAAACAAGAGGTTCTAAGACTAGTTCTATCGGAGTTGGTGGTAGAGGTAGACGAGTTAAAATCGGTACTTCAACTATGAACAAAGCTAAGAAACGAAGTCTAAAGAAATATCGTGGTCAAGGCAGATAATAATATAAATACTCATTATCCGTTATTTGAACAAGGTCTGTATACAGAAGTTGTTCATCAAGACGGTGAAAGAGCTATTAAAATATTACAAGGTGAGTATAAAGATGTAATCTATCAATATGGTAAAATTAATTTTGTACCTAGAGAAGAATCTGAAATACCCACCATAGATTTTGAAAGAGCAGTCCGTTCATGTCCAGAAGATTTGAAAGAATCTATATCAGATGATGAACATTTTAATCAACTTATGGGAAACATTCTCATAGAATTACTAGCCAATCAAGGGTTAGAGGAACTGAAAAATGGAATATAGTAAAGAGTTTAGAATAAGACTCAAAGAAGAAATAACAGCTGATGAAGGTTGTGTATTAGAAGTATACAAAGATCATCTTGGTTATCCAACAGTTGGAGTAGGTCATTTGATTCTAGAAACAGACGAAGAATATGGAGCCGGTGTTGGTACACCGATTACACAAACTAGATGTGATGAACTTTTGTTTCAAGACTTAAATACAGTTTTATCTGAATGTGAGTCACGCTTCAAAGAGAGTTGGACAGTTTGGCCAGAAGAAGTTAGATTGATTATAGCTAACATGGCTTTCAATCTTGGGTTAACTAGATTGGTCAAGTTTCAAAAAATGTTTGCAGCCTTAAACGAAGGTGATTACAAACAAGCGTCCATAGAAGGATTAGATTCTAAGTGGGCTAAACAAGTTTATAATCGAGCTAAACGATTGATGAATCGTTTACGAGATATAGACACAACCGACAAATAAGTCGAAGGATATATTATGGAAATAGATAGACAAATAAGAGAAACACTTATATTGAAATATCAAGGTGAAGTGGCGTCAGCGAAAACTAACATCACTATCTACATGAAAAATTCTGTTGGTATCGGAGAACATTCTGATCTCATAGGTGCCATAGACGAACAACTGGAAAAACTAACAGCGGCAGAAGAAAAACTAAAAGCTGTTCAAGAACATTTCGTACCAGAGAGAGTTGTTTGACAAGAATTAATGTACTACCTGTAGAAGAACTAACCGATCAACATTTGATGGCTGAGTATCGTGAGATATTCATGATCGGTTCAGCTCTTCAAAAATCACTATCATCGCCAAATTGGGATAAGAAAAGGATCCCAAAAGAATTGACTTTGGGTACAGGTCATGTCATGTTCTTTTATGATAAAGGTAAATATCTTTTTAAAAGATATGATAAGATTCGAGAAGAATTAAAGAAAAGAAATTTCAATCTAGACAATCAAAGACACTTCAAAACATCTCAGTTTCCAACTGAATACTACAACGATTGGCAACCTACTGATAAAGATTATGCAATACTCAGAGAACGAATCGAAGAAAGAATTAAACAAAAACCAGAATGGTATAGACATAATGGCAAGTCGCTGTTATAATAGATTATATGCACTACTACACAAACATTAAAAGATATAAAGATTTCATTCTCGCGAGAGGTGTTAAGAACGGTGAGAAGTATATCAAACGATTGAAATACGAACCGACTCTTTATATTCCGACAAACAAACCAACAGCACATAAGTCAATCGCGGGTGAATATTTACAATCAAAGAAATTTAAATCTCCGAGTGACGCGAGACATTGGAAAAAACAATATGATAATACAGGTATTGATATTCATGGTCTTGAACAATGGGAATATACTTACATAGCAGAGACATATCCTTCAGATATTGATTTTGATATCAAGAAGATTAATATACTCAACATTGATATTGAGTGTGAGTGTGAAAACGGATTTCCTGAACCAACTGAAGCAGAAGAAAGAGTTAACGCGATTACTATGAAACTGTTCGGTCACAAAGAAACTCATGTGATAGGTATTGATAATTTCGAATACAAGAATGATGATCCGAATGTAATTTATCATAAGACTAGACATGAGAAAGAATTACTTCTAACATTCATGAAGATATGGGACGAGTTAGAACCTGACATTATTACAGGTTGGAATGTTGAAACATTCGATATCGCTTATCTTGTTAATCGTATCTGGAAATTATTTGATTGGGATACAGTTCGAAAGTTATCTCCTCACGAATTGATTACATCTAGAGAATGGTTGTATATGGGTCAAAAGAAAATGATATCATACAACATAGCAGGTATCGCGATACTAGATTATCTAGAAATGTATAAGAAGTTTACATATATCACTAGAGAAACATATCGTCTAGATCACATAGCAGAAGTTGAATTAGGTAAGAAGAAAATTGATTACTCAGAGTTCGGAGCGATGCATCTATTCTACAGAAATGATTATCAAAAGTTTCTAGATTATAATATTCGAGATACAGAATTAGTCGAAGAACTAGACGATAAATTACAACTCATGGAATTAGTTATCACTATGGCATATCAAGCGAAGTGTAACTTTGAAGATGTATTTGGTTCAGTTCGATATTGGGATTTGATTATCTACAACTTCTTAAAGAAACGAGGTATGGTTCCACCACCGAAGAAGTTATCTCAAGATTCAAGAATTATCGGAGCGTATGTAAAAGAACCTCATGTGGGACAACATAAATGGGTTATGTCATTCGATTTAAATAGTCTATATCCTCATTTGATCATGCAATATAATATGAGTCCTGATACATATCAGAAAAAGATATTTAATCAAGAAATAAATGTGAAAAAACTTCTAGAAGGTGAAGTTGATCTTAGTATGTTAACTAATACAACAGTTACACCGAATGGTGCTTTGTTCAGAACAGATAGACAAGGGTTTCTACCTGAACTTCTAGAAGAAATGTATGATCAAAGAGTCTTGTTCAAAAGAAAGATGATTCAATCACAACAAGAACTAGAAACTATTGATAAGAGTGATACAGTCAAAAGACGAAGATGTGAATACGATATTGTTAAGTATAACAACAATCAAATGGTTAGAAAGATTTCACTTAACAGTTGTTATGGTGCATTAGGTAATCAGTATTTCAGATACTTCAATCGAGAGATAGCAGAAGGTATCACAACAGCAGGTCAGTTGAGTATCAAATGGGTTGAGAAAGCTGTGAATGAATATCTAAACAAATTACTTGAGACAGATACAGATTATGTTGTCGCGATTGATACTGATTCAATTTATGTGACATTTGAGAATTTAATAGAAAGAGTTAAACCGAATAATCCTGTAGAGTTTCTAGATACTATCGCGAAAGAAAAAATTGAACCTATGATTAACAATTCATACGAAGAACTTTCATCTTACATGAACGCGTATCAAAATAAAATGGAAATGGGTCGAGAAGTCATAGCAGACAAAGGTATCTGGACAGCAAAGAAAAGATATATACTCAATGTACATGATTCAGAAGGTGTAAGATTTAAAACACCGAAATTAAAAATGATGGGTATTGAGACAGCGAAGTCTTCAACACCAATGTGGTGTAGAAAGAAACTAGAAGAAGGTATTCGTACATTGATGAATGGTACAGAGAATGATGTATGGGATTTTATTACTAATTCAAGAAACGAATTCAACAAATTACCGATAGAAGAAATATCATTTCCTCGTGGTGTTCAAAATGTCAAGAAATATTACAACGCGGCTTCGATATATAATAAAGGTACACCGATTCATGTGAGAGGTTCATTACTTTACAATAACTTTTTATATAAATACAATATAGACAAGAAATATCCTGTAATACAGAATGGTGAGAAAGTTAAATTTTGTTACATGAAGTTACCGAATATTATGAATGAGAATGTGATATCATTTGTCTCAGCACTACCTAAAGAATTTGAACTTGAACCTTATATAGATTATGATACTCAATTTCAAAAATCATTTGTTGAACCTTTAGGTGTAATATTAGATAAGATTGGGTGGACAACAGAACCTGTTAGTACACTTGATTCATTTTTCGGGTAGAATAATATGTATAGATATAAAGTAGAAGTAACGCGCGTAGTCGATGGTGATACAGTAGATGTAGATATCGATTTGGGATTCGGTATGACTTACAAAAAACAAAGAGTAAGAATGAAAGGTATTGATACACCTGAGTCAAGAACTAGAGACTTAGTAGAAAAGAAATTTGGTCTAGCATCAAAAGAATTTCTAAAATCACAATTAGAAGATCAAAAAATAGAATTAGTATCTCACGACAAAGGTAAGTTCGGTAGAATACTTGGAGAACTATTTGTTGGTGGTAGTGCATATAGTATTAATAAAATAATGATTGATTATCATTATGCAGTGCTATATGATGGTCAGTCAAAAGAAGATATTGAAGCCAATCATCTTTTAAATCGTGAAAGGTTGACAGAATCAGGAATGGTAGTATAATAGTATTATGACTGAAATAAGTTGGTTGTTTTTATCTTTTCATTTTGTAACTTGGATTATGTTAGTATTAATCTTTATAGAGTTACAGTCTTGGAAAAAAGAAATACGACAACATATAGATTATGATAATAGTTTGAGGGCTTTGAGAAAAGAAAAAAGAAATCAACGATAAATAATGGAGAAATTATGAGTTATTTGAAAAACTTAGTGAAAACGACAGGTAATGAGTTCGCGTCGATAGTAGAAGAAGGTGTACAAGCCGCTGATGTCAGTGGTTATATTGATACAGGTTCTTATATTTTTAACGCTCTCTTATCTGGTTCAATATATGATGGATTACCTAGTAATAAGATTACAGCATTAGCAGGTGAGTCAGCAACAGGTAAAACATTCTTCGCACTTGGAATGTGTAAGAGATTCTTAGATGATAATCCGGATTCAGCGGTTATCTACTTTGAATCAGAAAGTGCAATCACAAAAGACATGATCGAAGAAAGAGGAATTGATTCTTCTAGAATCGTGATTGTACCTGTAACAACAATTCAAGAGTTTAGAACTCAGTCGATTAAGATACTTGATCAGTATATGAAAGACAAAACAGAAATGAAAATGTGTTTTGTACTTGACTCATTAGGTATGTTATCAACGACAAAAGAGATTGAAGATACAGCTTCTGGATCAGAGACTAAAGATATGACTAGAGCACAGTTAGTCAAAGGTGCATTCAGAGTGTTGACTCTTAAATTAGGTAAAGCAGGTGTTCCATTAATCGTAACGAATCATACTTATGATGAAATGGGATTGTTCGCGAAGAAAGTAATGGGTGGTGGTTCTGGTCTTAAGTACGCAGCATCATCAATTATCTTTTTGTCTAAGAAAAAAGAGAAAGATGGAAAAGATGTTATCGGAAATATTGTTCATTGTAAGAATGAGAAATCAAGACTTACAGTTGAGAACAAAATGGTTGATGTGATGTTATCATACGATACAGGTTTAGATAGATACTATGGATTACTAGAACTAGCAATCAAGTATGATATCTTTAAACAATCATCAACAAGAGTAGAATTACCTGATGGTACAACACAATTTGGTAAAACTATTAATAATAATCCCGAGAAGTATTTCACTAAAGAAGTACTTGATCAATTAGACGAAGCAGCGAAAAAAGAATATAAATATGGCAACCAGACTAGAACAGACGATACTCAAGAATCTGATTCAGAATGACGAGTTTATAAGAAAGACATTACCTTACATAAAAAGTGAGTTCTTTCAAGAGAGAGATGAAGAATTTCTCTACAAACAAATCAAAGAATATTTTCTAAAATATCAAACACCACCGACACCTGAAGCTCTTATCATTGATATAGACGAGATAGAAGGTGTAGATCAACAACTCATATCAGATACTATGGTTCTGATACGAGAAATCAAAGAAGATAAAACTGAAACCCCTAATGAATGGTTAATTGATTCTACAGAGAAATGGTGTAAAGATAGAGCAGTATACAATGGTGTAATGAACTCTATATCTATTATTCAAGATAAAGAAGGGCAACAAGGTCAAATACCTGATATTCTTAGAGAAGCTTTATCTGTTTCTTTTGACTCAAATATTGGTCATGATTTTTTAGATGATTGGGATGCACGATATGACTTCATGCATACAGAAGAAGAAAGATTACCTTTTGATTTAGAACTTATGAATAAAATTACAAAGGGTGGTCTTCCGAAGAAAACATTGAATATCTGTATGGCAGGTACTGGTGTTGGTAAATCTTTATTCATGTGTCATTGTGCATCTTCATCTTTACTTCAAGGTAAGAATGTATTGTATATCACAATGGAAATGGCAGAAGAAAAGATAGCGGAAAGAATAGATGCAAATCTATTAGACATATCTTTGAATGATTTACAAGACTTACCGAAGATGATGTATGAGAAGAAGATCACTAGAGTTCAAGAGAAAACTAAAGGTAAATTGATTATCAAAGAATATCCGACAGCAACGGCACATAGTGGTCATATCAGACATTTACTTCAAGAACTAGATTTAAAGAGAGACTTCAAACCGGATATGATATTTATTGATTATCTAAATATATGTGCATCATTCAGAGTAAGACCTGGTAGTAATGTTAACACTTACACTTATGTTAAGAGTATAGCAGAAGAACTCAGAGGATTAGCAGTTGAGTTTGATGTTCCGATTATGTCTGCAACACAAACTAATAGAACAGGTTTTGTTTCTACAGATGTTGGACTTGAAGATACTTCTGAATCATTCGGATTACCTGCAACAGCAGACTTTATGTTCGCGTTGATAACTACAGAAGATATGGATGAATTAGATCAAGTCATGGTGAAACAGTTAAAGAATCGATACAATGATCCTGGTTATCATAAGAGATTTGTTTTGGGTGTAGATAGAGCGAAAATGAGACTATATGATTGTGAACAATCTGCACAAGATGAATTAGTAGACATTGGACCTGTAATGGATCAGACAGAAACAGGAAAAAGAATTAGTGGTGAGAAGGCCGACACTTTAAAATATTAGTATGATTGTAGAATATTCAAAATTTAGAGAATTATTTGATTTACCAGATAAAGTAGATTATGATACTTTTAGAAAAGAACTAAGGGTAAAAAGAAATCAGAAAGTAATGGATTATACTCTTGATGAATTTATTGATAAGCGTGATGATTGGAGAGGTGAAAAACGAGATGAATTTTTTCAAGTCTTATACAAATGGATGGTAGAAGATAGAGAAAATACTTTAGAAGCATGGTTTAACGCACATATCAAAATAGATAGTGTAGAAAAGCATATGTATTTTCTTTTAGATAGAGATATTCGTGATCAAGATGGTTATATAAATGGTAGTCTTAAAAATAAAGGAAGAATAATTAAGAATATTAATTTTGACAAAATATTTGGAACAAAAAAATATTATGATGATGATCCAATGTCTATGATTAAATCATTGAGAGAATTAGTTCAAGAAAATATAATAACTCATGTAGCATCTATTCCAAATGGATTTAATGTTATACTTAGAGATGATCTTAATACTTTCTTTGCAATTATGAGAGGCACAAGACATAGAGCTAGTATCTTTAATCCGTATACTTATGGGTGGTTATTAGATAATTATTTTGAAGGGTCAAAAGTTTTAGCGCCTGTTGCTGGTTGGAATTCTTATCAGATAGGATTTCATCAAAGTAATTGGTCAGAGTTTACTTGTATAGATGTGATAGAAAGTGTAATTGAAAATGCTCATAAGATTTCAGATTATTATAAATCACAAAATATACTAGGAGTAGTAGAAGACAAAGTTGTAAACGCTCATTGTTGTCCTTCAGAAGAAATAGATTTAGAAGAAAAAAACTATTATGATTTGATTATGTTTAGTCCACCTTATTACAATTTAGAAATTTATGAAGATAATCCAAATCAATCAATACAAAAATATCCAGATTATAAAGATTGGTTAGAGGGATATTGGGATGCAACAGTAAGAAACATGATACCAAGTCTCAAAAAAGGTTCACCGTTTACATTTGTAATATCAAATTATAAAAATGTATTCGGTCAAAAATCAGAAAATTATGGTAAATGGAGTGAAATGAAAATATCAGAAGATATGTTAGAAGTTGCTAAAAGATATTTGAAACATGAAAAAACTGAAAAAATAATTTGGAATACATTTAAGTCAGTAGGACATAAAAAAACTCAAAGTGGTGAAGATTTACATATATTAACATAAGGAGAAAGTATGAGTAATGAAATGAAAGTATTATTAGTAGAAGCTAAAGAAACACTTGAACACATAATGGAAAGTGAAGAATGGGAAACTTTAGTTCAAGGTTCATCAGCTGATATAGTAGCTGAAAAAATAGATACTTATTTAAAGAAAAATAGTTGATACCGCAGGTACATTTTTAGTATAATAGTAGTATGAAAAATAAAGAAAAAAATGTAAAACAGTTATTTATTGACATGGACGGTGTTTTAGCCGATTTTGAGTCTGGACTTTCAGAAGTTTTAGGTCATAAAGTCAGGTTATCAGATGTCGCTGATGTATATAACGATAGAAAAAGAGAAGTTACTTCTAAACATCTATTCAGAAGGTTGAAACCTCTACCAGATGCTTGGAAATTAGTAGATTATGCTCTAAATTCAGGTATACATACAGAGATATTAACAGCCGCTGGTACTATTAATAGAACTATTGTCATTAAAGACAAAATTGATTGGATTAAAGAATACTGTACTGATCATTGGATTATAATCCCTACATTTAAAGGTAGTCAAAAAGCGGCTTTTGCTCATAGTAAAGCTGTATTGATTGACGATAGACCTAAAAACATTGAATGTTGGGTAAATGCAGGTGGTATAGGAATACTACATACTACTGCAGACGAAACAATTAAACAGTTAAATGAAATCATCAACAAGTGAAGATAGAGGCACTATAAAGAGTAAATCTCTTATGGATTTACTCAGCCATAAAGTTGAGATGAAAAAAGAACTTATCATTCTCAAAAAATCACACGAAAATACCGAAAGACAAGAAGAATTGTCTGAATCTATCGCAAAGATAGAAATGTTCTTATCTAAACACAGAATTCAAAAATAGTATTAACATAAATACTACTTATGAAAACATTCTCTCAATTAAATGAAGAATCAGTAGATAGTTTAGATAAATTAGGACACAAAGGTAAATACAACAACAAAAGATTAAAAAAATTAGCTCGACCCTATCCGGCGTTCGAGGATTTTGATCTTGAAGAATGGCAAGGTTACCCACCACCTAAAAACAGTTCAACTGAAACGCATAACGAATTACGATATCTTATGTCTTTGGGCAGTAAGAGAAAAGTATGGAAAGCTGAAATGACTATGTATGATAAAAAAGTCATTAAACCTTTCAAAGATTACTTAGAAGATTACGGCATAGAAGTTGAATGGGATAGAATCAAAGAGTTAGATTATCAAAGAGGTAGTATTATATTATCTCTTAAAAGACATTACAATAGAATAAGACCCGCTCAATTAGCTAAACAATTAACTCTACCTCTAGACGCATTTCCATTAGAGACAGCTGACACACCAGCATATCCATCTGGACACGCTTCATCTGGTCGTTTAATATCTTTATTAGTAGCTGATGAAGCACCATTAGAACATAGAAAAAACATATTAGATATCGGTCAAAGAATAGCTGACAGTAGAATGGTGGCAGGTGCTCATTATCCATCAGATACAGCTTTCGGAAAAAGAATAGCCGATGAACTATATCGATTGTCAAAAACATATAGTACAATAGAACCTGATTTAACATTAGAAGAATTAGAAACTAATCTACTTTATGAAGCTCCCGAATTAGAAAGTAAAGATGACATAGAAAAACAAGCTTTACAATTAGTAGGATTTATTGATGATCAAATAGTAGGAATGAGTGGAGAAGTAATGGTAGATCCAAGAGCTGCAAAAACTAATGGTAGTAAACAAGGGATGCAAATAGTATTAGGTGCTAATGAAAGAATAAAATATACAACTTTAGCGAATGAAATTATAGCATCTGATCCAAATTTAAGTAAAAAAACCGTAGCTGGTTCT